GTATCGCAGTGCTAAGAGCGTGCAAGAAGGTATCAGTGAAGAGGGTCAAGACAACATGGACTTTGCATTCGGTCATGCTGTTGGTAGCGGCATTCAAACCTACGGTGCAACGAAGAGTCTAGTAGCTGCACAGTTCGCTGCGTTCCTTGCTTGGAAAGCACCGTGGGATGCCGAGAAGCTAGACAAGAGAGACATCCCTACTGGCAAGAGTCTTGCTTGGGCAATGCACGCTATTGAGAAGTTCGTCTACTTCTATGAGCGAGAACTCTCAGAGTGGGAAGTAGTTCTTCTGCCGAACGGCAAGCCAGGAGTTGAAGTATCCTTCGGAGTTGATACTCAGAATGGGTTCTATCACTTCGGTCACATCGACACAATCCTGCAGCATAGGGAAAGTAAACGCCTTGCAGTCTGGGAAGGTAAGACTACTGGCTTCGCTACTGTCGATGATGCCATGTATGGAAACAGCTACCAAGCTCTTGGCTATGGTGTTGTCGTTGATGCTATCACTAAGGTGATGAACCTGCCAGCAGCAGACTATGAAGTGTTCTACATCACGTACTCTTCCAAGGAGCGAGAGTTCATCTTCCTGCCATTCACGAAATCACTGACGCAACGAGCAGAGTGGTTGCAGGATTTGCTACTCACACATGCGACAATAGACAAGTACCAAGAACTCAAGTTCTTTCCGAAGCGTGGAAGCAACTGCATCAATCGCTACGGTAGAAGGTGCGAGTGGTACGGTACTTGCCAGATGCGGAATGCTTCGCTGTTTCCAAAGACAGAACTTCCTGTTCTTGACGCGGCGATGCTCCCCAATGTTAAGAGCGTGGACTTTATGTTTACTCTTGATGAACTAGTAGCAGCACAGAAGGAACGGTAACAAGCCGAAAGCCCTCTTGACAAAAGCCGAATAGTGTGTAGAATGTATAGTTCGCACACAAACTTTTATAGCAATAGAAAGAACATCCTATGAAACTCTCCACCTTTACGCCATCAGTATCCAGAAAGATCCTGGTCTATGGTGCTCCCAAGACTGGCAAGACTGACTTCGTTGGTCGCCTCGCAGAAGTTAAGAAACTCTGGTGGTTTGATGACGAGGACGGTGTTAAGACGCTGCTATCGTCTCCTCGCATCAAGAAGGAATGGCTTGATAACATTGAGCTGTTCAAAATCCCAGATACTCAAACCTTCCCAGTAATGGTGGAGACTCTTCTTCGTGTAATCAAAGGGGGCGATCATGCTATCTGTCATGCTCACGGCGCTGTCTCTTGCAATCGTTGCAAATCTCTTGGTGATGGCGCTGCAACGACCATTAACGTGGGGAGTTTTACTAATAACGACGTGCTCGTCATTGATAGTGTCAGCCAGCTTGCATCTTCTGTGATGAACTACATACAGCGAGATGTGATACTGAAAGATAACTATGATAAGAAGGCGGACTGGGACGATTATGCTAAGCAAGGTCGTATCATGGATCGAATCTTCTCCATTCTTCAGCAGGCACCATTTAATGTGGTGTGTATCAGTCATGAGCAGTTGGTGGAAATGGAGGATGGTAAGAAGAAACTTGTGCCGATCGGTGGCACCTCTCAGTTCTCCAAAACCTTTGGCAAATATTTCGATGACATCGTTTACGCGGAAATCGTAAATAAGAAACACAAGTTCGCTACGAGTACAACGTACAGTGGCAGCATTGTGCTGGGCTCCAGAACTGGCAAAGAACTGGAGAAGATGGAAGATGGCAACATACTGGAACTTTTCAAGTAGGAGTTATTTAAATGAACAAAGAGTTTGTACCAGTTTACACTGGCGGTCTGACATTTGGCGATGCACTGTCGCTACTCAAGCGGGGAACTAAGGTTGCTCGTTCTGGCTGGAATGGGAAGAAGATGTTCCTGTTCTTGGTTCCTGGAAGTCAGTTCACTGTGAACCGAGCGCCACTACTGGGAATCTACCCGGAAGGTACACAGATTGATTACCATCCCCACATCGACATGAAAACTGCTGATGACAAAGTCGTTCCTTGGCTTGCTAGCCAGAGCGACATGCTGGCAGAAGATTGGGGAGTGGTGGAATGAACAAAGCAAAGAAAGACATTCCTGCTGACCCGTACATTGACCGCGTCACTCGGCATCTTACGAAAGAAGAAGATGCTATTTTTCTTGCTGCATTGCAACAGGAAGAACTGTCGAGACACTGAGCACAAACAGCTATGGAGGAGCGGCGGAAATCCTTGTTACAGAAAGCAGACGAGATCATCAGCGGTGATCGCCAGCGAGACTATGGAGACAAGCTCCAGAACTTCTCACAGATTGCAATGCTGTGGCAAGGTACTCTGGCGCATCTGTTGAAGCCAGATTCGGCAATCACTCCTGAGCTTGTTACGATGTGCATGATCCAAGTGAAACTGGCACGGCTTGCTAAGAGCCCAGATCACGCGGACAGTCTCCTTGATGTTGCTGGCTACGCTGGCTGCATGAGCATCCTGCAACAGGAACGCATTGAAGGCAAGAAACTTCTGGGTGCTACGAAAGATCCACGGGAACTCCTCTTCTAAAAGAATCCTTGCTAGTTGTCTTGGAACGGCTGTCTAGCATTGACGCAATTGAATCCATTAACCTTATCCATAGTGATAGAAACCAAGGAAATAGTATCATGTCTGATGCAAAAGAAACCTTCACCAGTACCGACGAACTGTTCGCCATGTCGCTGGACGATCTTGCTGACCTCCCCAGTTTTGAGACACCGCCTGCTGGTGCTTACATCCTGGACGTTAGCTGTGACGTCAAGACGATCAACGAGAAGCCAGCAGTTGAAGCCTCGTTCATCGTGGTGGAGACTGTGGAACTCAAGGACCCGAATGCAACTCCTGTTGCTGATGGCACCAAGTTCAGTACGGCATTCTTGCTTGGCAACAAGTATGGTGTCGGCAACATGAAGAAGTTCCTGAAACCATTCGGCGCTCACTTCGAAGAGAACAGCATCGAGAAACTGGTGCGGGATGTGGTGAAGGATGTTCGCATTGCTGCCACTGTCACGAATCGCGTTGACAAGGAAGATCCGGACAAGATCTATGGTGGCGTGAAAGACATCACGGTGATGTGATTGTAGCAGGCGGAATAGGCAAATCTGCTTGAAAGAAAGCTGAGTAACTAACCGCGCAATGCTACCGTCCTGAGCATGACGTTAAACTGCTCACTTTCTTTTCCAACCTGCTCTGTTCCATCTTCTAAGAATCATGACAACTCTCCTTCACCTTGGTACTCGCGACGATGAAAGCTATCAAGGCAAACTGGCAGGGTTGACAGCAGGAACCAGAGTCGGTTGGAAAACAAAGCTAGAAACTCCTGATACTTGCAGAGCCATTGAAGATATGATGGCGAAAGTACCAGGCGGTGTTGATGGAATAGTCTGCACCAATCAAGAGTTTCTCGACAAGCTTCTTCGGCAGCAGCCGGACTTCACGCCGCCAAATAACCGGCGAGGCGTTACTCTTGATGACTACCAAGGGTCAATGCTATATACGCCGCGCGACAAGGTTCCAGTAGTCATACTGAATCCCCTTGCCAATCTCATGAGCGTACCTCACGCTACTCCAGCAGCAAAGCGTTTCATTGAGAAGCTCACTAAGCCTGAGACACTCTTCAAGCAGATGCCATTCAAGTGGGAAGTGGCAACTCCAGGAAATATTCCAAGCTATTATGAAAGGTGGAAGCAACATGCAAGACTTATTAGCGTGGATATCGAAACTGCCGTTGGCGATCCTGATCGTAGGATTAATTGCGTGGGCTATGCTGCTTGGTTTCCTGATAGTGGCACTACAGAATGCTTAGTCGTTCCATTCACCGATACATTCTTCCACGCATGGGTCAAGAAGTTTAACGATCTGCCACAACCAAAGGTACTACAAAATGGTCTCTACGATAATCTCTACTTTGCTCGCTGGAATTGTACCATTTATAACTGGCTGCACGATACTCAGCATCTTTTTCATAGTATGTTCTCTGAGTATCCTAAGCGCCTTGATTTTATCACAGCTTACGCCCTTCGTGATATCCGTTATTGGAAAGACGATGGCAAATCTGGTGATCTGGTCGACTACTATCGCTATAATGCTAGGGACTGCTGGGCTACTCTCAACGCTTATCTGGCTCTTGTTGACATGGCTGAGGTCTACGCTGTAAGGAACTACTTGAAAGAGTTTCCACTGGTGTTTCCTTGTCTCCATGCTGAGCTGGAAGGACTGCGTTGGGATGAAGAGCGAGCGAAAGAAGTATCAGAAAGCATGTCGAAGGATGTTGATGTTGAAGAGCGAGACTTCGTAAAGATGATTGCTGCTCCAAACTTCAATCTCAACAGCCCGAAGCAAGTTAAGAATCTATTCAAGGTGCTCGGTGTCGGGCATCTCCCAGGAACTGGTGCCGCTGAAATGCTCAAGGCACAAGCAGCGCATCCACTGAACAATCGGATTCTCGGGGAGCTAGTCTCCATCAAGAAGAAAAAGAAACTGCTATCTTATTATTTCAAAGAGGAGAAAATTTGGAATGGACGACTCTTCTACAAATCAAACCCAGCTGGGACTGATACTGGTCGTCTTGCTTCCACAGAATCTTCTTTCTGGTGCGGGCTACAAATTCAAAACTTTCTACGAGGGGAAACAGTTAAGCAGTGCGTTACTGCCGATCCCGGTTGGTTACTCTGTGAGATTGATAAGGCTCAGTCAGAGGCAAGATGTGTTGGTTATCTTGCCGGAGAAACCTCGCTCATTGATCTGGTCGAGGGTCCGCACGATTATCATAGTTGGAATGCTGCTAGCTTTTTCGGTGTTCCTTACGAAGAAATTTATGACGACGCCCTCCACAAGCAACTCAACCCAGCCCTCCGAGACCTTGCTAAACGTACAAACCATGGAGCCAACTACAACATGGGGGCAGGCGTAATGCTTGCAACTATGGGTCCCAAGAAAGTAGCGCAAGCCAAGCGAGTACTAGGGAGGCCGGCGTCAGAATCGCTAAAAGATGTCTGTGCCTACATGCTTGGTGTTTATGAGAAAACCTACCCAGGAATCAAGGGACGCTGGTATGAAAGTATTATCAAGGAGATTGGCACCACTGGTCGTCTCGTTTCTCCTAGAGGCTGGACACGTATCTTCTTCGGGCGCCCAAGTAAATATAACAAGCCGATGCTTAATGCCGCTGTGGCGCATCCACCGCAAAACTTATCCGTTGACATCATCAATGAAGAGTTCTACAATGTTTGGCGCGCCAGTGTTTACGACAGCTACTACAAAGATGGAAAGCTTATTCCTTGCGCCTTACGTGGTGTGGTGCGAATCAAAGCACAGATCCATGATAGTATCTTTTTCCAGTATCGAGTGGATCGCCCAGACGCCCCTGGAATTGTTGCAACAGTTATGACTACTCGCGTGAAGATTAAAGGCGCAGATGGCGTCACTCGTGAGATGTTCATACCTAGTGACATCAGTAAAGGTGGTGAACGCTGGAGCCAACTCAAATGAGTGTCGCACCAAAACTTGCAGTGGTGCAAAAGCCTGTTCCTGGAAATCTCTTCGACCTATATTTCCAGTATGTCAAAGACACAGAAGCACCAATCATCTTCCATCGCTGGAGTCTTGTCTCAGCAGTAGCAGCGCATCTTGGAAGAAGCTTCTGGCTACCATTCGGTACAACTAGGATCTTTCCAAACGCCTATGTCATGCTGATTGGGAACCCTGGAACTCGCAAGAGTTCTGCAATCAAGACTGCGAAAAAGATTCTTGCCCGCACCGGGTACGAACACTTTAGTGCTGAGAAAACCACTAAAGAGAAGTTCCTTCTAGACTTGGAAGGTTTACCAGAAACTTTTGGAGATAGCAATGTTAGTGGATCAAACAATGGACGAGGAAGAAAGCCTGAACCTGCAACTCTCACACCTGAGGATGTGCTCAGAAGTCTTGACCTCGGG